AGACTTTCCTAATGGTGGTAGGATCATGTTATTGTCAGGTGAAAATCCTGATGCCTTGAGAGGTATTTACTTAGACTTGTGTGTCTTTGACGAGTATGGGATGCAGAATCCTAGAGTATGGGGGGAGGTTGTAAGACCTGCACTATCGGATAGAGAGGGTGCTGCTATATTTTTAGGTACGCCAAATGGACATAACCATTTTTATGAAATATTAACGCAAGCCAAGCATGAAACAGAAGAGGGATCTGATTATTGGTATTGGAAGATTGCCAAGGCAAGTGAAACGCAGCTTGTAAAAGAAACAGAGTTAGATGCTGCAAGGTCTCAGATGACACTTGAGCAATATGAACAGGAGTATGAATGTTCGTTTACTGCTGCGATTATCGGTGCGTACTATGGAAGATTGCTTGTTGAAGCTGAAGATGCTGGGAGGATTACAAGAGTTCCCTATGATCCTGCGTTGCCAGTTCATACAGCTTGGGATTTAGGTATTAACGATTCAACTGCGATTTGGTTTGCGCAGGTTTACAGAGGAGGTGCTGTTAATGTTATCGACTATTATGAGAATACTGGCTTTGGACTTGACCATTATGCAGAGGTACTTCGCCAGAAAGATTATCATTATGGAGATCACCTTGCTCCACACGATATTGAGATTAGAGAGTTGGGGTCAGGCAAATCCAGGATGGAGACAGCGTTTAGTCTCGGTATTCGTTTTAAGGTGGTATCGAAAATGAAAGTAGCAGATGGTATTAATGCTGCACGATTACTGATGCCAAAATGTTATTTTGATAGAGACAAGTGCCATACAGGACTTGAGATGATGAAACAGTATAGACAAGAGTGGGATGAGAAGAAAAAAAGATTTAGAGATCAGCCAAGACATGACTACACCTCTCATGCAGCAGATGCGTTTCGTTATCTAGCCATAGGCATCAATAATAGAACAACTTATACGAAGCCACCACAATCTGTTGCTGATAATGAGTATAATATTTTTGCATGAGTAAGTTTAAAGATTTACAAAGTGTTTTAATATTTATGTTGGATAGTCCTTTGCATAAAACTTGGACAGTAGAAGAAATATGCAGATGTATATTATTACCAATTCTACTTGATCAATATAAAATAATTTATGAAAAAGGTAAGCCAGTTGTCTTTGGTACATGGGGATTTCCTAAACAAGAACACATTGATAAGTATTTAAAAACACTTGAGTTTCCTCAGTATGGTTATGCTGGTGGAGGAAAAAATGTTTGGATGATTGATTTTATTGCAGAAAAAGATTATACATTAAAGGGAGTAAGATATTTTAAATATTTTTTTACTGAGAAGGGATACAACAAAGTGTCTTGGCTAAGAGTCAGAAACAAAAAATTATCATGGCATAAATGGAGGAAGTAATGGGTGGTTCTATTGGAAATCTTTTTAATGAAGCGTTTGAAGAGGTTATTGAAAAACCTTTGAAAAAAATTGGAAGAGAAACAAAAGAAACAATAACTGGAACTTCAAAAGAAGATTACAGAATGGTTGAGCAACCACAGGTTACAGCAGAAGTTACACCAGAAGTCGTGCCAGATGAAGAAGAGACGCTACTTGCAAGAGGTACAAGAGGAACGAAGCGAACAAAAAGACCAGGGCAAGCAGGTACAATATTAGAAGGTTATGGTGCATTAGAAAGACCTAAAGGTAAAAGAGCAGTAGTCTAGGAGATAAATTATGTCATTTTTAAGACCAAAAGTAGTTATACCACCACCACCACCTGCACCACCACCAGCTATGCAAGCAAGTGATGAGGATACACAAAGAGCAGCAGCTTTATCAGAAGAAGCTACTGCAAATGAAAGACGAAGAAGAAAAGGTCGTGGCTCAACAATAGTAACAGGTCTTACCTCTGAGCAAAAATCTGAAACAACAGGCAGACCAGGACTTACAGGATATTAAATGGCTGATTTTGCAAAAGATTTAGTAAATAGACTTAATTACTTAGAAACCTATCGAAAGTATTGGAACACTCATTATCAAGAACTAGCAGACTACATGCTGCCTGAAAAGTCAGATATTGTAAAAAAAAGAAGTCGTGGTGAAAAAAGAACTGAAAATATTTTTGATGGCACAGCAGGAATGGCAGTTGATCTATTATCTTCTGCTTTACATGGTATGCTTACTTCAGGTGCAACACCTTGGTTTCATTTAGATATTAAGGATGAAAACATTGGAAGAGATGATGAAGTAAGAGAGTTTTTAGAAAACTCATCTATGAGCATGATGAGAGCATTTAACAGATCAAACTTTGAAACAGAAGTGCATGGTCTTTATGTGGATCTTGTTGTCTTTGGAACTGCTTGCATGTTTATTGAAATGGAAGGTAAAACACTTCGCTTTTCTACAAGACATATCTCAGAGTTCTTTGTGCAAGAAAATCAATTTGGTTTAGTAGATACAGTATTTAGAAAATATAAATCTCCAGTAAGACAAGTTGTTCAAAGATTTGGTATCGACAATCTTACAGAGCATTTAAAGAAAAAATTTGAGCGCACACCAGATGAAGAAGTTGAATTACTGCATGTGGTATTGCCAAGAATAAATAGAAATCCAGATAAGCCAGATAATCAGAACATGCCATTTGCTTCTTTCTATATTGATATGGAGACAAAGAAGTTTTTATCCATTGGTGGCTTTGAGGAGTTTCCGTATGTAGTTCCTCGTTTTCTAAAAAGCACAGGTGAGATTATGGGTAGATCCCCTGCTATGACTGCTCTCGCTGATGTGAAAATGTTGAACTTGATGAGTAAGACCATCATTCAGGCTTCACAAAAGCAAATTGATCCTCCTCTGCTTGTGCCTGATGATGGCTTCATTTTGCCAGTAAGAACACAACCTGGAGGTCTAAACTTTTTTAGGTCTGGAACAAGAGACACAATATCCCCACTCAACACAGGTGCAAATATTCCTATTGGCTTGAATATGGAACAACAAAGAAGAGAAGCAATTAGAAGTGCTTTTTATGTAGATCAGTTGCTAAGTGGCACATCACCAAATATGACAGCTACAGAGGTGGTACAAAGACAAGAAGAAAGAATGAGAGTGATTGGCCCTGTGCTTGGTAGATTAATGAATGAGATGTTAAAACCTTTGATAGACAGAGTGTTTTCTTTAATGTTAAGAAATGATATGTTTATGTTACCTCCAGAGATATTGCAAGGAAGAGATATTGACATTGAATATGTATCTCCACTTGCAAAAGTACAAAAGTCAACAAGTCTAAACTCAACAATGAAAGCATTAGAAATATTATTACCTTTATCTCAAAGTTTACCTGTTGGAGATCATTTAGATGCAGATGGATTAGTAAGACATGTTACAGATAGTTTAGGTGTACCAAAGAGTGTTCTTAGAACAAACGCAGAAGTATCTGAGATTAGAGAGCAAAGACAAGCTGCACAACAAGAACAACTAGAGAGAAAACAAGAGCAGGAAGATGTTAATACAGCATTACAAGGCGCACAGGCAGTAAGGATGGTCGGTGGTGGTCAAGGAAATTGAAGCACTTAAAAGTATGTACAAACAAGTTTTTACTTCCGAGAGTGGAGAAAAGGTGTTAAAAGATTTAGAAGCAAGATGTAACTTTCGTAATACAATCTTTGTTCAAAACGATAGTAACGGAACTGCTTTTGAAGAAGGCAAGAGAACTGTTTACTTGCACATATTAAATATGTTAGAAGAGGAAACAAATGAACGAAACAGAACAACAGGCAATCCAACCTGAGCAAACTCAAGCAAGTTTGCCTATAGAAACACCTGCTGAAGCAGCAAGTGGAAGTGGATCTCGAAGTGAGTTTCTACAACAATTACCAGAACAAATAAGAGATCATCCAAGTTTACAAAGCATAAATGATGTTGGGAACTTAGGACTATCTTTTGTAAATGCACAAAGATTAATTGGTGCAGACAAACTACCATTACCAAAAAATCCTACAGAAGAAGATTTAAGTAATATATACTCTAAGTTAGGTAGACCAGATGAGCCAAGTGGTTATGCTTTGCAAGCTGATGGTCAGATGCTTTCTGAAACAGATGTTAATACTGTGTCTGATATTTTTCATAAACTTGGTTTATCAAAACAACAAGCAAATGGAGTTATAGACTATTACAAGAGTTCTGTGCAACAGACCACAGAAGCCATGTCAAAAGATGCAGCACAACAGAAAACTGAGATTGAACAGAAGTTAAAAGCAGAGTGGGGTGCAGACTATGATGCAAAAGTATCTGATGCAAATAGAGCAGTAACAGACATTGCTGGTGAAGATTTGTTAAACATGGTTTTACAAGATGGGACAAAAGTCGGCAACCATCCAGCTTTTATTAAAGCGTTTGCAAACTTTGCTGATTTTAGAAAGTCTGTAACAAAAGAGGATACAATTTCTGAAAATGCTGTAAACTATAGAATGAGTCCTGCTGATGCACAGGCTAGAATAGATGCAATCATGCAAGATAAAAGTCATGCTTATTGGAATAGAAAAGATACTATAGGCAGACAAAAAGCAGTAAAAGAGGTACAAGATTTATACGAGATGGTTAGTGGAGCAGCATGAAATAAGAATGGAATGTTTGAGACTAGCTGTTGAGTTTGGCAGTCAAAGAGATTTAGAGAATCCCAAACAACTCGCAGATATATACTACGAGTGGGTTATGGAGGGTAGCTTAGAAATAAGTCCTTCTGGCAATCGGAAAGACGATAGACCTAACGAGTCTGAAAATCACAGGAGTGTCCGTAAGGGTAGCATACCGAAAGTAACAAAAATGAAACTGTAGTTATAGATAAGGAGTAAATTATGTCAGTAAATGTAACTACGGCATTTGTCCAACAGTATTCTGCTAATGTGCAGATGCTCTCTCAGCAAATGGGTTCTTTGCTAAGAGATTCTGTAAGGGTAGAATCTGTTACAGGAAAAAATGCCTTTTTCGATCAGATCGGCAAAGTTACTGCGCAAAAGCGTACAACTCGTCATTCTGATACACCACAAATAGATACTCCACATGCCAGAAGAAGAGTATCCTTGGTCGATTATGAGTTCGCAGATCTCATAGACGAGCAAGACAAAGTTCGTATGCTTATTGATCCAACAAGTGCTTATGCTCAAGCAGCAGCAGCAGCTATGGGAAGATCAATGGATGATGTCATCATTGATGCAGCATTAGGAACTGCGTTTACTGGAGAAACAGGATCAACATCAACAACCATGCTTGCAGGTAACCAAATTGCAAATGGTGGTACTGATTTGACAGTTGCAAAGTTAAGAACAGCTAAAAAGACACTTGACTTAGCATCAGTAGATCCGTCAATCCCAAGATATATTGCTGTAGGCCCAGAGCAGATTGATGCGTTATTAGGAGATACAAATGTAACATCTTCTGATTTCAACACAGTCAAGGCTCTTGTCCAAGGTGAGATTAACACTTTCATGGGATTTGAATTTATAGTAACCAACAGACTATCCAAGGCGAGTAACATCCGTTCATGTTTTGCATGGGCAGAAGATGGTCTTACATTAGCGATTGGCAAAGATGTCATGGCGAGAATAGACGAGAGAAGCGACAAAGGTTACGCAACTCAAGTTTACTATTGCATGAGTATCGGTGCTACGAGAATGGAAGAAGAAAAAGTCGTTCAGATAGACTGTGATGAGTCAGCATAAGGGAGAAGTAAATGACTACAAAAAATTCTACACTTGTAGCTAATTTTGAAGCTACTCCTCAAGTTGCTAGTAATTCACAAGAGCTTCATGGCGTTTTGCGTGTGGCTCAAGGAACGATAGCATTAGCTGCTGGAGACAGTACAGACAATGATATTGTCATGCTTGCTCCACTACCAAGTAACGCATCAATTACAAAGTTGCAAGTTGCAACAGATGCTTTAGGTGGCAGTTGCACATTTAATGTCGGTATCTATCAAACAGATGGAACAGTTGTAGACGAGGACTTTTACGCTACATCAGTTGCAGATGGAACAACAGCAGTTGCCGATCTTAGAACAGAAGCAGCAGATATAAATACTATAGGTGCAAAGTTATTCGAAAATGCAGGAGCATCCACTGATCCAGGTGGGTACTACTACATTGCAGTTACCTTCAATGCGACAGGTGGTACTGCTGGTGATTTATCTTTCATCATTGAGTATGTAATCAACTAACTAAGAGGGGGAGCAATCCCCCTTTTTCAAAGGTTTAATTATGCCCTCAGTAGTAGATATATGTAATGAAGCTATGGATTTATTAGGTGCAGCAACTATTACTGCTCTTACAGAAAATTCAAAAGAAGCAAGACTTTGTAACAGAAGGTTTGCAACAGTAAGAGATGCAACACTTAGATCACATCCTTGGAACTGTGCAATAGAAAGAGCAGAGTTAGCAGCAGATAGTACAGCACCTTCTTTTGGTTTTGCCAATCAGTTTACTTTACCAACAGACCCATTTTGTTTGCGTGTCTTGTCATTCTTTACATCAAACGTAGATGCAGAGATTTCGCCTTATGACAGTCAAGTTATGTTCAAGATAGAAGGCAGAAAGATACTTTCAGATGAAGCAACATGCAGAATAGTTTACTTGGCAAGAGTAACAGATACGGAACAGTTTGATAGTCTACTGTCAAATGCTATAGCCTACAGACTTGCATCAGAGACAGCGTATGCAATCACAGGCAGCACAACAGTTGCACAATCAATGTATGGTATGTATGAGCAAAAGGTAAAAGAAGCAAGAGCAATGGATGCACTTGAAGGAAAACCTGACAAATTGGTGGCTGATGAGTTTACAAACGTAAGGTTGTAGTATGGCAAGAGTATCGACAATCTTAACTAATTTCAGAGCAGGAGAACTATCGCCTAAACTATCAGGCAGGATTGATCTACAGAAATATAGTGAGGGTTGTGATACACTAGAGAATATGTTGGTGTTTCCGTCAGGTGGCATTACTCGCAGACCAGGAACAACATTTGCAGGAACATCAAAAGATGGTGGCAAAGTCAAGCTAGTTAACTTTGAGTTTTCAGATGAACAGGCTTATGTGCTTGAGTTTGGTGCAAACTATGTAAGGTTCTTCAAAGATGGTGGTATTCTTACAGAAGCAACAAAAACTATAAGTGCCATAACAAAAGCAAACCCAGCAGTAGTTACAGCTACATCTCATGGTTATAACAATGGTGATAGAGTATTTATATCAGGTGTTGTAGGTATGACAGAGGTAAACAATCGTGAGTTTACTGTTGCAGGAAAAACTGCAAATACATTTCAACTATCAGGTATAAACAGTTCTGCATTTACAACTTATACTTCAGGTGGCACAAGTGGAAAAATAGTAGAAGTTACAACGACTTATAGCGTAACTGAGATATTTGAGATTAACTTTGCACAGTCAGCAGATGTATTGTTTATTGCACACAAGTCACATGAACCAGCTAAACTTACAAGAACTTCAGCAACAAGTTTTACACTTAC